CGAGCGATACACACCGCGTCCCGGATGGAACTCCGCAGCCGCCTTCGACAAGTGCAACTGACCGCGCTCATCACGCACACGGCGAAACAACTTGTCGGGATATTTCAGATATTGCTTCAAGTCGCGTGCCATACTTGCTGCGTCAAGTCCTGACCGGATGCCCATGTCAAGTCCCAACTCGATTTCGGTTTTGAACGAGTTGGTGTATTGCCACACGCGGTCGCTCAGCCCCAACCCGTTGCTCTTGCGCGTCAAGAACGCTTGCAGAGCATCATCATTGTTGGAGTAATAGCGACGGCGCATGGCATCACTCAGTTGGTCAGCCTTGGTGCCAAACACGTGATTACATAGCTCATTGTTCTTGTTGTTAGACAACGTCCACGACGAGCGCACCGCGTTGATGATGCTAACCTCGGCAGCATTGCGCAGCGTCTCCATCACCGCCTCAAACTGTTTTTGCACGGTGGGATAATCCTCAAACCGAAACGCGGTGTCAGGGTCGGGGAGTTTCACCTTCACACCCAATCGGGCGGCGGCTTCGGTGGCTTGCTTGAAGGCGCGGTCGATATAAGATTGCACCACCGTCATGTTGCGGAGGTGCGCCTTGTCGTATTTGTTGAGCTTTGGCATTTATGCGCGTGGTTGGAAGTGTTCGCACTCAGGATCAGAGAGAAATTTACAAAACTTGCCGTGCTCCGTCTTCTCGTCGAAACGGCAGCGGCAAAGAATGAGGTGCCCGTCCACGGCTCGGTCAGACCAGTCGCGGGAATGGGCACACTCACGGCAGCAGCGCTTGGGCGCTTGTGACGGCTGCTCGCCTCGTTTCATCACTGCTGTGCGTTTCATTTCGGGGCGGGGGTGGCGGCTGTCTCATCGGGAGAGGAACCGGTTAGCTCAAACTCATCCAGGCGACTCTGCTCCTGAATGTCGCGAAGCGTCTGAGCGGCGTCATCGCTCCAGCCGAGTATCTGAATGGATTGAAGCTGCGAAATGAGCGGCTGGTTGCCATTGGCGGCGAGCAGGTTCTCAATTGTCTCCTTCTCATCGTTGATGCTAAACGGAGTGATTTCGTTCTCCACCTTCAGAGCATCTATATCCCTGTGGTATTTCTCGCCCAACATCAGTTTTAGGAACGCTTTCACTACGTTCACCTCGCGGTCGAAGAACTCCAGCAGTCTGCCGCTCTCGTCCTTGACCTTGAGTTTGGCGTCGATAAACATCTGCTTGCGGCTCTCGCCCGAGAGTGCTTGTTGGCTCATCTTCTCGTAGCTCCAGTCGGGGAGTTGCAGTTGAGTGAAGAACAGGCTGCGCAGTTGCTCAATGTAGAACTTCAGGCTCTCAATCGCTTGCTGCCATGTGACGTATTGCGCCGTTGAGCCTTTGGGGTATTGCATCACGCTCATAAACTCGCGGTCGGGGCCTTTCTCGTCGCCATACTTAATGATGTCGTCGGCAAACACAATGAAGCGGGGTTTGCTGTTCTCGCGCAGGTAGTTGCCGTTGCGGCTCAGCGCCCATTCCATCTCGTAGATGTTGCGGCTGGTGTCCTCCCAAATCGGGGTGGGGCGGTAGCAATAGATGCCGGGGATTTTGAGCAGTGTGGTGCTCTCGTCCTCTACCACAGCCCACTCGCCGCTCTCGTTGCTCCACTTGATGTGGCGGTCGTCGGTGTAGGTGTCGAAGAACTGCACGCTCTTGCGCCCCACCTTGCGGATGTAGCCGATGCTCATGGCTATCATGTCGCCATACTCATCGAAATATGGATAAAGCTCGTCACCCAACATGGGACTGAAGTTGCGGCAGCGCAGTTTCAGAGGGCTGTTGAAGCCGTAGATGTCGTTGCGCTGCTCAACGGCATACCACAGCGTAAACACCTCGCACGAGCCAAAGAGATAGACCGTGCGCTCATTGTTCACGCTGTCGATGCGGTTGCGCTCAAATATAGATTCGAGATAGGTGGCTATCTCCTTCTGCACGTCGTTTGCGGGCTTGTAGATGCGCTTGACGGGGATACCACACACCAGTTCGCTCATGCGCTTGGTGGCAAGTCGCTGAAAATCGAGGGTGATGCGGGTCACTCTCGTCACACCTTCGTTTGTTGCTATGTCGGGATATGCCGCCTTGTTCATGACCGGATGTTTGGTCGGATCATACTGAAAAAGCAGACCGTTCTTGCCGCCCCATATCGGGACGTTGATGGTTTTCTCCTTGAGTGCAAGGATTTTCTCGCGCTCGGTGCCCGGAGCATTTAGGATGTCGTTAATTGCCGGCATTGTTGTTGTTTGTGTTTTTGGGGTTGTGATGGGATGTTGTTGTTAAACTAAATGTTGCAGTCGGCTGAGGTCTATGCCTTGCCGTTTCCTAACCGGGAAGAATGTATTGGCGAGAGCATCAAAGCGGTCGGGGCTTCGGTTCAGTCGCTTCTTAATATCGTCTTTCGGCTCGATGATGATTTTGCCGTCGCTGCGAAATGACCAGCGTATTTCCGTGGCTTCCTCAAGCAGGCGCTCGTCGGGTGGGAGCATCGCCCCGGTGTTGTTTTTGGGGTTAAGCCAATCGCGCACACACCAAAACAGATAGGCGCGGAGATTGGCAAAGCGATATTCGCCTGTAATGTCGTGAAGCTCCTTGTCAAGGTGGTCTTTGGCTCCTGCACTGTATTTGCAGCTGATAATATACTCGGGATGACCGTCCACCTCCACACAGCGGCTGTAGACACCGGCACCTTCGCCGATGGTGTCTATTGCCACGTGCATCAGCGGGTGACGTCGGCGGCGAGCTGCGATTTGACCTGCCACCTCCATGTGGTCGGCTACGCCTCCGGAGTTGTGGCAGTCGAAAGTGCTGCACCATGCTCCTTCACGCTCCACGTAGCAGGTGGTATCGCGACCCATGCCGGCGACGTCCACGCCCATGACGCGAGTCTCGCCTTGTTGCAGCGGGGCTTGACCTCCTGCAGCGCGCCAGCGCTCTTGTGCCGCCTCTATCCATTGCTGAGGGATAAGCACGTCCTCCGACACCTTTGGGAACTTGCCCAGCACCTTGGTGCGAAACAAATCCTCGGGGCGATACCATTGCCCCTCAAAGCAGAAGTCGTCCATCTCATCCTGTCGCTCCGACTCGCGGATGGGAGTACACCACGTCTGAAGCTTGTCCTGTACCCATGCGTAGTCCACCTGACCGGGGATGACCACACGGCGCTCCACCACGTTGGGGGCGGTGAGCGAGTTCAGGCGGAACTTTGACCAGCGTTCGCCCTTCTGACTGCGCGCTGCATAGCCGATGGTGGTGTTGGGGTTAAATACCAGCAAGATGCGACTATCGCCCTGAAGGTTGCCCTCCACGGCGTTGTAGATGTTGTCGGAGATACCTGACGCCTCGGTGATGATAAACATCGTGTGAACAGCATGGAAACCTGACCATGCCTCGTGGTTCTGCTCGTCGGCTTTGAAGCCTGTGAGAAACCATTCCTTGTTGTCGGTGCGGATGCGGTCGGTGGTCACGGTGCCCGGCAGGACGATGCCGCGCTGCTTGGCGCGGTCAACAAGGCGGCTCACTTCAGGCATCATGATGTTCTTTACCTGTCGGTCTGTCGGGGCGGTTAGGGCTACCTTGGTGTTCTCCACCAACTCATGGCGACTGTTCCAGCGCGGGGTGAGGTAGAGGCAGCACACAGCGCAACACGCAGCCACAAAGTCTTTGCCGCGCGCTGTGCCCGAAGTTACCGATGTTCGGGGATTGTGTTGCACCGACGACACTATGGCTTGCTGCTCCTTGTCGAGGTTTGCGCCCAAAGCTTCGCGGATGAACTTGTTCCAATCCGCGCGCCATGAGTTGAGCAGAGCGATACCCCGACGATGCAAATCTATGTCACTCCGTTTTGCCATGCGTCACTATTCGGCATCGCTATCGACCATTCCACTCTCCATCAGCAACGAGGCAAAAGAGATTTCGCCTGAAACCTCTTTCTTTTCGGGGGCGTAGAGTCCGAGCATTTTGCGGATCTCCTGTTGGTGGGCACGAATTTCGGCAATATATCGCACATCGCCTATGCCTGTGCTCTGCTTGCTGATGTCGTATTGGCTCCAAAGCTCGTGGATGATGTCTTTTGCTCGCTCCACCTCCATGCCGGCAGACGAT